AATTTTTGAAGTGAGAAAGCGAGATAGAAAGGAGGGGAAAGATGAAAAGTATTGAAGTGAAGTTCGGAATTGGTGACATTGTGTGCCCGACTCTTAATGCGGAGGACGGCAAGGTTGACAGAATGGCGGTGGAATTAATCGAAATCAAGAAAGGGAGAAGGCGCTACCAAACAGACAACAGAGATTATTACCGTGAAGAGCAATTGGTTTCTGAAGCCGAAGCCTTTGACCTTGCCATTGCATACCACAAGCGGCAAGCCGAAATGCTCATCGAGGCAGCAACAGAAAAGCTGTGCCGGGTAGCAGAAGTAGAAGAACTCGTCCAGCAAGCAGAAGACTGATTCTTTCTCACTGCCAGTCATCGCGGCTGGCAGTCGGAAACAATCAGTTCCAAAAATCATGAAAGGAGGCTCCACTTGCGGCTATGCCGCTGGCAGCGTTCGGTTTCAGATGGGTTTCCGGGCGCATATCACGGTTCATAAGCAGTGGACGAAACACGACGGCGTAGAGGCATGTAGCCTCCGCCGTCTTTTTGAGGAAAATTAAGACGATCAGACGCATCGTGAAGGTCGCGAAAGCGGCCAAAAAAATGACTGAAGGAGGCAAGAAGAGATGAACAAGAGAAAGCATGAAATCATCTGCAACGAGTACCCGCTCTATTCGGGATACAGCACCCAGCAGGCAATGAAGGTCTGGGAAGACGCGATCGCCGAACAGCTCGACGTTCAGTGGTACATAAACGGCGTTCGTTACAAGGTTAGCGGAAAGCCTTCGAGAGTTGCGGTATGAAAAAAGCCGCTCGGCAAAGCGGCCAGTTGGAACTCTTCGGTGAAAGTATATCACACGGAGGCATAGCTATGGAAATATTCATCTTCGACGGGGCGGGAAACCGCCTCGCCACTTGCGATGGCTGGCAGGAAGCCGAGGTTCTCATCAAAGCCATGCAGGCCGACGGTCACGGAACGCTTGAGGCGAGAAACTTTATCCAGCCTCGACCGCCGGAGAACATCGAGTACAACCGCCAGCCGATGCACCATTATGCTAATAGATGTTTGCATGAATTGATCTCCCCGAGCTGGGTCAACCCGGCCGAGGAAATGAGATGGAGGTAACACAATGAGCGAACCCGTACCAGGAATATTCAAAAAGATGGCTAAAGTAATGGAGAAGATATCGCGAGTTCCAAAAAACGGCAAGAACAAGTTCTTCAACTATGACTACGTGACCGAGGCCGACCTTACCGACCACATCCGGCCAATACTGGCAGAGGAAGGCATCGCGTTCACGGCAACTGTGCTGGAAGCCACGAAGACACAAATTGAAAAGGAAGGTTCGAAGGAGAACAAGGAAGGCGCAATTAGCACCGTGAAAATGCTGTTCCGCCTTATTGATGCCGACGACGGTTCTTCCATTGAATCCGTCTTTCTCGGCGAAGGCGCCGACAAGGGCGACAAAGGCTTCTACAAAGCCTACACGGGCTGTACGAAATACTTCCTGATGAAAACCTTTCTAGTTGCTACCGGCGATGACCCCGAGAACGACGACGCCCCGAAAGAGAAGCCAGGGAAACAGTACCAGCTCAAGAAAGACGAGAAGCAGGAATCCAAACCGGCGGCGAAAGAATCCCCGAAAGAGAAGCCAGCCGACGAAGACCCCATGCTTGACGAGCTCCCTGAAAAGAAGCGGCTGGACATCATCAAGTCCACCGACTCGCTCTTCAACCAGCTCGCGCACGAAGCCGAGACGGACGTTGAGACCGTGAAGGTCGAGCTTCTCCAGGAGTTCTTCGGCGTCGAGTCTCGCAAGCAGCTCAAGTACTCCCAGTGCCGTGAGCTATATTCGAAACTCAAACAACGGCTGATAGAAGTTCAGAACGCGACGGTATAGCTCCGCATTTCTCGCCCCGGAAACGGGGCGGGCTTTTTCGAGGTGAAGTATGGGTTGGAAACTCTACGAGAAACTAAAGAAAGAGATAAAAGCGACTTCTCAGACGCCAGAGGAATATGAGCAACGAATCAAAGAACTGACAAAACAGTTCGGGTGGTGAATGTATGGCTAGACCTTTGAAACAAGGATTGGATTACTTTCCGCACGACGTTGATGCTTCCAGCGATGAAAAAATTGAAGCACTGCGTTCTGTCCACGGAAACGACGGTTATGCTTTCTATTTCATACTGCTCGAAAGAATATATCGTTCAGAGAATTTCGAGATAAGAGTTTCTGACGCAGAAACTAGGGAAGAAACTTTCCAGATATTAGCCAAGAAAGTCGGTGTTTCTCTGGAAAAATTCAAACTGATACTCGAAACTGCTTTTCGCTGGGGCTGCTTCGACAAACAAATCTTTGATGAGCACGGGGCAATTACCAGCCGCGGTATTCTGTCTAGGGCTCAAACAGTAGTTGAAAAGCGAGAAAAGCAGAGAGAACAGTATCAGAAAAAGCAAAGAGTTTCTGACGCAGAAACTACCCAAGAAATCAGGCAAGAAACGCCACAAAGTAAAGTAAAGGATCTTAAAGATCTTAAAGATCTTAAAGATCTTAAAGATCTAAAGATCTTTAAGGAGCAAGACCTTACGTCTGACGACGTCCCTTTTGAAAATATCCCAGAAGCGGAACGGGCAAAAAAGAATTACATGAATAGAGTGGCCGAGCTCTTCTGGGATAAATACGGCGATCAAACCTTCAAAAAAGTTGTAGCTCCGCTATTCAAAGACGCGAAAGACAAGATCACATGGCAATACATTCTGTGGACCGTCGAGAATAACAAAGAGAAGATTCTCACTGCCAATACTCCTCACCTATACGCTTTGAAAATTTCCAATAGTGAAGACAACTGGAAAGCATTCATGAATTTTCGGCACCTTGAAACCCGGAAAGCCGAAAGGGAGGCAACGACATGATAGCCTTCGATTCTCGAACCGAGAAAGGAATGCTCGCGGGAATAATCGAATTTCCGGATGTTCGCTACCGCATCGAAGAAATCGATCCGATATATCTCTCCGAGGATGGAAAGAAAATATTCTTCTGCATCCGCGACAGTTTGGCCGAGGACGACGTAATGATATACCGGAAAATCATGAACATGGGGCTGCCTGTCGATCTAATGGACGAAGCGCCAGCCAGCGGTGAAACTACCGGATTGCTGGTGGATCGGTTTCAAAAAATCACGCAACGAATGAAACTTGCTCACATATTTCTGAAGAATGGTGAGCTTCTATCGAAAGAAAAGATGGAGACCGACGAGGCCCTTGAGGACGTCTGGAGATTCCAGCGCGGTGCGGCCAAGTCTTTACAGATCAAGAAATCTGAAGACGTGTCGCACGAAAACATGGACCGTTCGGAGTCAATCTGGGCGGGGAGATACGGGGACATCCAGTGGCCTTATGGAAGAATGAACGACATTCTCAATGGCCTGATGGGTGGAGAACTGGTAGTTGTGGCTGGGCAACCGGGGATGGGGAAGTCTGCGCTGATGGGTTCGCTTGCATATGAATGGGCTCAAAGGGGAATAGCCAGCGGCTTCGTAGCACTGGAAATGAAGGCAGTCGATATTCAGAATAGGTTGCTACAAAGACTCTTCAGAAAATCGCTTGCGAAAGAGATGAAATATCTGACAAAAGAAGAACGCATCGAGTTCTCGAAAGCCGTTGCAAGCTTTGCAAAACTGCCCATATTCTTCGTTGACAACGGGAACTCTACACTTTCGGCTGTGGCTACAAGCATCAAGACGATGCATATGCTCTATGGAATCAAAGTCGCTTTCGTTGATTATCTCCAGCTTATGCGGACCTCCGGCGGCGAAACGAGAGATACCGAGATCGGGATCATGACTCGGACCCTGAAACAGCTCGCTATGGAGCTAAATATCCCTGTCATCATAGGCTCCCAGCTCAACCGTCGCACGGAGAACAACGAAGACGGTCGCCCCAGGCTCTCGAATCTCAGAGAGTCGGGAAACATCGAGCAAGATGCGGATATAGTGGCCTTCGTTTACCGGCCAATCTTCTATGCACCCAAAGGCCGAAAGAAGAAAGGTGACGAAACCGAGGAAGTCTCCGAGCACGACTTTGAAATCATTGTCTCGAAGCAGCGAAACGGGATGCTCGGGACCATTCACCTGAAGTACAATACCGAAAGGCAGATTATATCGGAGGTGTAGTGTGACATACATCATCAAGCTTAAGCAAGGCTCGAAGGTAGAACTTAGGGAAGTCGAAGCCGAAAGCATGCTCGACGCGTATCTGAAAATTCGCAAGACTGATCCTGACAGGGTGATTGTCGGAGGGGAGGAAAAGAAGTGAGGATCTACTATCTCGATGGCGAACTCAGGCCGGAACGCGCTCACGAAGGAGACGCGGGAATCGACCTGAAGGCGGCGGAGGACTTCGTTGTTCTTCCAAAACACTTCAAGGTGGTCCCAACAGGAATCAGGGTCGAAATCGAGCCTGGCCTTTACGGGCAAGTTCTGGGCAGGTCGGGTCTGGCAAAGATGGGAATCATGATTATGGGCGGCGTGATCGACCGCAACTATCGCGGCGAAATCATGGTTCAAATGGCGAACTACGGCGAGAACGTTCTCAGATTCAGGAAGGGCGATCGGATAGCACAGCTAGTATGTATCAAGATAGACGAGACTCTTGAACTCGTTCAGGGGATACCAAATACCGACACCACTCGCGGAGAGAACGGCTTCGGTTCGAGTGGTTTGCGAAATGGAAAATATTCACTTGAGGAGGGGCGATAGATGGGAATCTCATATAACCACGTGGTCCTGATCGGCAGGCTCACCCGGGACCCGGAAATTAAGTTTGCCGCCAGCGGTACTCAGATAGCGTCGTTTTCGCTCGCAGTAGATAGGGGGAAAAACGACGAGACTGACTTTGTGAACGTCGTTGCGTTTGGGAAGACAGCCGAGTTCATAGGCAGCTACTTCGTGAAAGGAAGGCTCGTTCTCGTGGAAGGCCAGCTTCGAATCGAGAAGTACGAAAAGAATGGCGAGACGAAGACGGCGGCGAAAGTAATTGCAAACAACGTCCGGTTCATGGAGACGAAGAAGTCGGCGAATGGCGGCGGTGAGATGACTGACGAAGAAGCGTTCGGTAAGTACGAGCCTGGTTCCACACTTAGAGACTTAGAGGTGCCAGACGATGACGCGGTGCCGTTCTGATGAAGCTGACGTTGCCGATACCTCCAAGCGTGAATCATATGTACGTCGGTCCCAAACGTGCGATGGACGCGAAAGCGAGAGCCTGGTTTACAGAAGCCGGGCTCTTGACTCGCAAACAGTGCGTCGATCAAGGATGGGGGATGACGAAGGAAGCGTGGCTGTATGCCGACATGAAGTTCTATATGCCTGATCTCCGTCGGAGAGACAGTCACAACACGATCAAAATTCTGTTGGATGTCATGGAAGGCTTCGTGTACGAGAATGACTTCTATGTCATGCCCAGAATTCAACTGGTGGGCCACGACAAAGAAAATCCGAGAGTCGAAATTGAATTCTCGGAGGCATGAGGGAGGGGATCAAATGCGAGAAATGATCGACTTCAACGGTGAGAAGCTGAGGATTCTGAGAGAAGAGAAGTGTCTGACGCAACGCGAACTGGCTTCTCGCGCAGGCATTTCCCAGGTGTATCTATCCAAGATGGAGTGCAATCACATCATCCCCAGACGGGCCGTGTGCGAGAAGCTGGCATGGGCTCTTCGTGTCGA